GAGGTGCATCCCGGCGAGCAGGACTGGCCGCACCTCCGGGGCTGGCGGTGATCGTCACAACACGGCCTCGTCGAAAGTAATGCGGTGGATGGAGTACGGCTTTTTGCCCGCACGGATGTCGGTAATCAGCTCGTTGAATGGATTGTCCACACCGTCATGGGTAGAGATGATGTGTACCTGACCGCCCCACATCAGCAATGCCATTGCCGCTTTGAGCAGCTCGCCGAGCTGCTCGTGGAACGCCGCCTCGTCAATGATGACGCGCCCCTGCTTACCGCGAAGGTTTGAGGGGCGGCTGGATAAGGCGGTAACGCGCCAGCCGGACGCGAAACGGATGACGAAGGCGAGGACGGATTTTTTGTCGTCTCCTTCGACAAACACTTCTTCGGTTTCTTCGATTTCGCCAGCCGCCAAGCCGTAGAATTTCGCCCAGTTGGCACAATCGCGGATAAACTCCAAAGCCATGTCTTTGTTGTAGCCTATGTACCATGCGTCCATGCCGCCCGATGAGGCGGCAAGTAAGGCGGTATCGGCAGCCTCGCCCCAGCTCAGACCGATGCGTCGGGATTTTTCGCAGAGTTTGACGGGAGAGTTATCGGCGCACCAACGCTGCTGATAAGGAAGCAATGCCGATGGCGTGCGGTCTTCGGTTTTGGGCAATGTCATGATGCGATACCTAAAATCTGTTTGCGGATGGCTTCGGCAGCCGCGTCGGACAGCCCGCCTTTTTTTGCCTGCTTGGCCACATTTTCGGCGGCGGCTTCGACTTTGGCTTTAACTTTTGCCTGATATTCTTTAAGGCGCGTACCGGCGGTAATCATCCCGCTGATTTTGCGCGCGCCCTCGCTCATAATCCCGAAACGGTCAAGTGCGTTTAACTCGTCTTCGGGCATCTCGCCAATCTGCACCAATGCCTCAAACAACTCTGTCTGCAACATCGCCATCAAGGCTTCGGAGCGGGTATCCCCCTCGTCTGCCGCGCCTTCGGCAATCAGGCGTGCCGCTTCGGTGCTGTTTTTGATGGCGGTAAACCGACGCTGTACTTTTTGGCCGTACCGATGGGCGGCGGAGCGGCTGATTTCGTAGCCCTGTTGCTGCAACCATTCGGATAATGCCTGATAGTCGGCGAAGCCGTTTTCGACGAGCTTGCGCTCAAACTCATGTCGGACAGCTTCAGGGAGCTGGTCGATGACGCTGCGTTTTGCCATATCAGCTCCACACTTTTTCGGGGCGGGCGATACCGGCGCGGCACTCGACTGTGTATTCGGCAATATCGACACCCAAACTGGTCAGGTCGGCAAACCACAAGCCGTGCGGTGCTTTATTCAGCTCGACCATTTTGCGGTCGGCAAGGTAGTCGAGCTGCTGGCGCAGTTCGGTGGCGGTGGCCTGCGGGTAAATCGCGTTCATGATGTCCAGCAGAAAGGTCTCGCTGGTGGTGTGCGGGCGGGCTTTATTAAGGGTGTTGATAATGTTCCAACGCATCCCCTCGCGGCGTTGTTTGGCAATCAATTCTTGGCTAATCATTTCTTTACGCTTTCCATCTTGTATATTTCAGTGAGTTTTTCGGCGACGTTGTCGAGCTTGGCTTCGAGGACAACCTGATTGCGGATGTAGTCTTCCCGCAAAACATAGGTCAGAGGCAGGCCGGCGTTGAATTCCGCCAGTTTGTTTTCCATGATTTCTACTTTGCCTTGCAGGCGTTCCTGCTGTTTTTGGCGTTCGTCCTGCTGCTCGCGGAATTGCGCCAGCAGCATTTTGCCGAAGGTAAAACAGATGCCGAGGAAGGACAGGAGAAATCCGACCAACTGCCAAAATTCGATGTGTATAAAGGTTTTTTCCATTTTTAAGGCCATCCGTGTTCGAAATATTCTTGGCAAACGATGCAGCGGGTGCAGCCTTTGACTGCTTTTCGCCTTGCTTCCGGTATCGGGCTGCCGCAATCTTCGCAATGGCTCAGGCTGTCGGCACGTTCCGGTGTGATTTGATGTTTCGCCAGGGACTCTTCCAAAAATATGGCTTCACGCTCTGATGCGCGGTCGGCAAAATCAGTCATTTTTCAGGCGGCCTTTCGTGTACCAGTCCTGCCACCCGGAGACTTGGACTTCCAATTTTTGGCAGTATTCGCCGTAACGTACGGCATGGTTTAAGAGTTGTTCGGGTGAGCCGCTGGTCGGACGCTCGGGGCGTTCGTATTTGACCAGCAGTCCGGTAGATACAGGCGGCAAATCCACTGTCGGTACGGTTTTAATCGGGGTATCCGAAGGCACGGTTGTAGAGGTGCAGGCTGTTAAAGCCGATACCGTTAAAACCATTGCCGTCTTTTTTAATCGCGTCATGCGTTTGCTCCTGTAAAGTGTTTTTGTTTTTATCCAGTTCGCTCAGGGCGGATGCCAGCTCGATGCTTTGACGCTGCGCGAAGTCATGCCAACGCTTCGTTTCCGCCTGCGCTTTTTTAAGCTCGTCGGCGTATTGTTTGGCTGCCGCCATTGATGAATTTTGATAGGCGGTAATCAGGGCGGTTTGCTTGGCATCGGCTTTGTCGGAGGCATAGTGATAGCCGCTTAGCCAGATGCCCAAAACAATCAATGCACGCCATGCCAATGCCGATTTGTTTTTGTATAAAAAATCAATCATTGCCGCTCCATTCTTCCGGATTCGCGGATTTTTTGATTTCCGCCAACTGCGGTACGGCGGCAATACCGCGTTTGATTAAGGCGTAGCCGCCGACCATCGCGCCGTATGCCCACCAAAGCCATTCGGGGGCATCTGGTGAGAGCGAGAATTTATAGGTCATCGCTGCGGCGGCAACGTTTGCCCATAATTTGGTATGGCTGATTTTTCCGGTTGCGGGATTGGAGACTAAACCGCCCAGCCATCGGAAAAAGCCGGTCATTTTTGACGGTTTTTTTTCGCGGCGCGTTTCGCTGCCGCTACCCCGCTTGGACGGTGAGGCATCGTCCGGCATCCCTGAGAAGGTATAGCTGAACGAATGCCCAGATCGACGCTGAAACTGGGAGACATCACGGCGGCCATTAGGGCGAGTAAAGACTTTTTTGACATGATTGCTCCTTTTTTAATCAATGTTGTCCGCTGATGCGTGGATCAGGTTTTGCGCGACGCGGCGGACCCAACCTTTACCGAAAGACGTGAACGTACCGAGCTTGGTATAAAAGACCAGACGCTCGGCGTTGAACCGCAATAAAAGGTCGTTTTCGGGAAGGGAGTTGATGGCTTTGAGACTGATTTCGCCGATGATGCCGTCGTCCGGCACACCTGCGGCGCGTTGGAGCATACGGGCGGCATTGCCGTAACCGTGGTTGACGCAGGCATCAAAAAATTGGAAAGCGACCGCTTCGGGCATTTGGTCGGCGTGGTAACGCTCCCAAAACGCCTTTCGGTAAATGCCGATAGCCTGTTCGCGGGTCATGGCGCGCATGGAACCGTTAAAGCCGTTTGCCATTGCGGTACGCTTGGTGATGCCCCAGTTGGTTTCACCGCCGGGGTCTTTGGGATGGTTGACGTAACCGCCCTCATGAGAGAGGACGCGGTTGATGAATTGGTTGAATTTGTCTGACATGGAAAAATCCCTGTATTGAGGTTGAAATCAATACAGGGATTTTAGAAAAGGTCGTCTGAATGGGCTTTTAAAGGGGGTTAAAACTCAAGCTTCAACTAATCTGATTAAATGAATTTCAAATGGCGTAGGAATTTTGTCTTTCCCTTGTGGCTTATAGAAAATCTCAACATCAGCACGAAATTCAAATTTTCCATCAATGTCTTCATGTGAAATACCTTCACCAAATGATAATTTTACTCTCCTAGTAATACGGGGAGGCATGACTGCTTCCCAGCCATTATCACCATCCCTATTGATTTTCCTAACATCTAAAGTTACGTCGTAGAGAGTTTGAGATGACAATTCTGATTCAATATTGATTGAACTTGGCGCTGATTTTATAAATTCACTACTCAAACATGGTGAATCCAGATCTTTACCACCAAACGCAATTTCTGCATTTTCTTCTTTGGCAGGTTTAATTACACCGACAGCTTCTTTTGCAACTGATTTTGGTGCGCCTATCGAGGCTTGAATTAATTTAACAAATTGTTCAGGTGATTTATTTACCACATCAGAACCAATTTGAATAATTGTATTGTCTTTAATTTCTACATTGTAAGAGTTTTTTGATGTATCTCCTTTGGCCCAAGCGATTGCCTTGTAAATACCAAAAGCAATCACACTGCCAATCAAAACACTGCCTATGGTTTCCAATGGATTTTCCTTTGCCAAGGTATTGATATACTCTCCGAATTTTATCATTTCATCTTTGTTTTTAAATACAACGGCAACAAAAAAATCCTCCCAAATGCTACCTGCTTGAATCTCATTAACTAATAGCTCAGTACGTAAAACATTTACCCCTGAAAGTGTACCCAACATTTTAGGCATACGTGCTGTCAGTTTTTCAAGAGATTGTAATGAGACAATCAATTCATCAATTTTGATAGGGGTTGTTGTTCGAAAATATAAATTTACTGGTAGCGAATAGACATATTCTTTCCCATCTACGATAGAAATACTTTTATCAATCATTGCTTCCCTTTCTTTTGTTCTACTCAAGTTATATGAGATTACAAATGTTATTCAATTTATTCAGGTTTTGCTGTCAAAACTACGCTCGGTAAATTAGTAACGGTAGCTTTATAAACCACCCCGCCGCGTACCCATTCCCGGGTTGGGTCTTTTTTCGCATTATGGTTGTCAATCGCTATTTTGATTTGGTCGCCGGTATCACGCAGCAGTGTGCGGTCTTCCGGGGCGGTTGCCGCAATCAATGCTGCGGCAGCTTTGGCCAGTTTTTCCGCTTTTTGAGGCACTGCATCTGTGTTCCAGACTACTCGGACGGCAGTGATTTTGTCAGCTTTATCGGTATCAACGGTTAATGTGAGGCCGTCTGAAAAATCATGCAGCAGATTCTTCCCTTCAGTCTTATCGGTTGGAGCTACATGCTCAGGCAAGGTCAGGCCGGTTTTTTGGTCAGCAAGCCCTTTATTGGCCGCAGATTGATAGTCGGGATAGCTTAACGGCATGGTTTTTAATTCGGATTGGGCCTGCTCCTGAGGTTGGACAGATGCCGGTTGCTCTTCATATTGACCGCTACACGCAGATAAAGCACAGGTGGCGGCAACTAATAAAGCGAGTATTTTCATTCTATTTCCCTTTCGGATTGTGGCTAGTTCAGGTCTTTTGAAATCTGAACCACTTGGCCAATAACCTGTATGTCAGGATGGTCTGACAACTTCAGCGGCATGGGCGGATAGGTTGAATTGTCAGAAATCAAGAGCAGGCTGCCGTCGATTTGGCGTTGGACTCGCTTTACCCATAACACGTCGCCGCTGCGGATGACGTAGATATGGCCGTCGCGGGGATTGGTTTTGGAGGTATCAACCAGCAGCGTGTCTTTGCTGCTGATGGTCGGCTCCATGCTGTCTCCTTTGGCTGTAACAATGTTGAGGTCTTGCTCATGCAAGCCGCGCTGGAGCAGCCATTCTCTTTTAAACGCCAGATGATTGGCGGGGTTGGTTACACCGTAGGCAGTCGTGCCGTTGCCCGCAGATACTTCTACATCGAACATGGGGATATAGACGTAGTCGTCTGACAATGCTGTTAAACTAGAAATATTCCTTTTACTATTCTTTTTTCCAGAAATCAGCCAGTTTGCATCAACATCAAATTTGCTCAATATTTTTTCCACCATATCAAATGGTGGACGCTGCTTTCCGCTTAAAACATCATTTACCCTAGATACTTTTTCATCTATCAAATCGGCAAATTCAGCGATAGTCAGCTCTTCTTTCGCAAGAAGTTCACGAATATTTCCAGTAAAAATCAAACTCATAGAATTAATCCTTAAAAATAAACTAGAAATAATCTTGCTAGCTAGAAATATTCCTATTATACTTGCATCAAGTTTGATACAAGATTGTTTAAAGATTTAAACAATCAGGATTTTAACACGAGAACCAAACAGGAGATATTCCGTGAAAGCAGAAAAAATAAAAGCAGGTTTCCGAGAGCGCGGCGAAACGATGAAGGATTGGTGCATGGCGCGTGGCTATGACCCGACGTACGTGTCCCGCATTCTGAACGGAACCGTCAAGGCAAATCGGGGGAAGGCGCATCAAATCGCGCTGGAACTCGGTCTTAAGTCCAAACAAGACGCAGCGTAGGAGTCGATATGGCAGAAAGTAAAAGGGTACAGCGACTATTGAGGGTCTTTATCGCGCTTGATGAACATCCAATTATCGGCCTGAGTAATAAAGATTTATCGGTTGGGCTGGGGATGACACCAACACAAATCAGTAGGGATCTCGATGATTTGATTGCTTCTGGGTTGGTGGTCAAGTTGGATAACGGAAACTACGCCTACGGCATCAAAACCCTGCAAATCGCAGAGCGATTTAGAAAACAGCAAGAGCGGTTAAATGCGCGCTTGCAAGAATTGGAAAACCGAATTTACTAAATGCGACGACGTCGTCGCATTTGAGGAGCAAAAGAAATGGCAACAGAAATTTTAGGACATACGGTCGGCGCAACGGCAAACGAACTGGCTATCCACAGCATGGAGGTTATGGACAAGTTTTCGAACGGCGAGGCCTACAACGAGACGGTATGGATTGAGCGCGGACGATTTGCGGTACGCCAAACGATGGAAGGGATGTTTGAGCTGGGACGCGCGCTGATCATCATCAAAGAACATACGCCGCATGGGCGGTTTGCCGAAATCGCTGAAAAAGAATTCGGCCTCGGGCGGCGGGAATCTCAAAGATTGATGAATGCCACCCTCCGATTTATCGACCCGAAAATGAAACAGGCGCAGCCTAAGCTGATGACGTTGGGCAAATCCAAACTGCTCGAGCTGCTGGTTGAAGACGATGACACTTTGTTGGAGCTTGCCGAAGGCGGTGAGGTCAACGGCAACACTTTTGACGATGTCGACCGTATGACAGTCAAGGAGCTGCGCGTCGCCCTGCGGGAAAGCCGCGAAACGGCGGAAGCGAAAGATAAGGTAATTGCCGATAAAAATAAAAAGGTCGATGAGCTGGCAGAAAAGCTGTCGAAAAAGCAGACGGGTGTCAAAGAGCCTAAACCTGCGGATGTGGGCATCGAGCTGACGATGCAGCTTGGCAGCTTGGAAGTCGGTATCCGCTCGCAAATCAGCCGATTGCGCGAGATGTTTGAACAGATGGCGGCTCACGGCGAGGCGCATGGATTTGACCACCGCGCGAAGATGGTCGGCACGCTCAATCAAATTATTTTGGACTGCGAGCAACTGCGCGAAAGCTATGCCCTACCGACCGAAGCACCGACAGACAATGTACCGGAATGGTTGGGCGGTGAAACAGGAGAAGGCGATGAATCCGGCAATGATTGAGCGTCTTAAGGCAGTCGAGAATCAGGCGGAAGCAATGGGACGCGGCGCACGCTCTGCATATCTTAAGCAGCAGGCGCAGGAATTGGGCATTAGCCTTGCCACGCTATACCGCAAGCTGGAGGCGGTCAGCGTCAAGCCGACGCGCAAACGGCGCAGCGATGCGGGCAAGACGGAGCTGAAGCTGGAAGAAGCCAAATTGATTTCGGCGGTTTTGGTGGAGGCGATGAGGCGTAACGGCAAGCGGTTGATGTCGGTGCGGCAGGCGGTGGAAATGCTGCGCGCCAACGGAAAAATCGAGGCGGCGCGGATTGATGAGGAAACGGGGGAAGTCATCCACCTTTCTGAAAACACCATTACCCGGGCTTTACGAGAGTACAAGCTGCATCCCGACCAACTGCTCCAGCCCGAACCAGTCAGCCGGATGAAATCAGAGCATCCGAACCATTGTTGGCAAATCGACCCGAGTTTGTGCGTTTTGTATTACCTGCCCCGTCAGGGCAAGGATACGGGGCTGCGGGTCATGAAGGAAGAGGAGTTTTATAAAAACAAGCCGAAAAACGTCGTCAAAATCGAAAACGACCGCGTCTGGCGGTACACGGGGACAGACCATGCCTCCGGCACGATTGCGGTGCGTTATTACTTCGGCGGCGAAACCAGCGCGAACCTCTGCGACTTTTTCATCTACATGATGCAGCAAAAGGCAGACCCGTTAAAAGACCCGTTTCGCGGCGTACCGCGCATGGTCATGCTTGACCCGGGCAGCGCGAATACTTCGGCGGCGTTTAAAAATCTGTGCAAGTCGTTGGATGTGCATGTGCAAATCAACAAGCCGGGCAATCCGCGTGCCAAAGGGCAAGTGGAAAAAGCCAACGATATTGTCGAAACGGCATTTGAGAGCGGGTTGCGCTTTACCGAGGTGCGCGACATCGACCAGCTCAATGCTTTATCGGAACGCTGGATGCGTTACTACAACGGTACGCAAAAGCACAGCCGCCACGGCATGACCCGCTATCAGGCCTGGAACAAAATCCAACCCGAGCAGCTCATCCTGCCGCCGCCTGCCGAATATTGCCGAGAACTGGCCATCAGTGCGCCGAAAGAGGCGAAAGTTTCGGCGGATTTGGAAATCCGCTTCGGCGGACGGGTGTATAGCGCGAAAGGCATCCAGGGGATTTTGGTCGGTCAGAAGGTTTTGGTCGGTAAGAATCCTTGGGAGGTAAACGGGGCGCGGGTCGCCACTTATGACGCGGAGGGTAACGAGGTTTGGGTATCCGTACCCGAAGTAGTTTTTGACGAGATGGGCTTCAGGGCTGACGCCGCGGTCATCGGGGCGGAATACAAAGCCCCTGCCGATACGGACGCGCAGCAGCATCGCAAAGAGCTGGACAAGCTGGCGATGGGTGCGGAAACGCTGGAGGCGGCAGCCGCCAAACGCAAAGGCAAGGCAGTCCCATTTGGCGGCGAAATCGACCCGTACAAACATCAGGAAGATACGCTTGCCGCGCGAAATACGCTCTTTATGCCCAAACAGGGACAGCAGATGGCATACAACCGGATGGAGGTCTCTGAGCAGGTATTGAGCAAGGTCGAAATCGCCAAACGCTTAAAACCCCGCGTCGAGGCAGACGGCGGCGACTGGAAACAGGCGATGGCGGTCATCCTCAAACACTACCCGGAAGGCGTGGTCGAGAGCAAATTGGACGAGGTTTACGACAGGCTGAAGACGATGGGTCGTCTGAAGCTGCATAAAACCGGTTAGGCAAATGCGACGACGTCGTCGCATTTGAAAAAAGGGAAAGCATGAAACAGACCTTTAAGCAAATCGGCAAATCCTATGCCGCCGCCGCAGCCGAAATCGGATGCAGCAAGCCGATGCTGGTGGCGGTAGTCAATCACGGGCAATGGCCGAAAAAAAACGCAGCCGAGCTGCGAAGGAAATTGAAACAATTTTTTGAAACGAATGGTGCGGAAATCCCAGCGAGCCTGAGAAACGAGCCGGAAGCCGCACCTGCCCAAGCAACTTACGAAGACAAGGACAATGAGATGTTACTACGAAAAGCAACTTTAAACCAAGCGGCAAAACAACATTTTAGCTTATTCCGCGACCCGTTTAACGACGAAATCCAGTCTGCGGACGATGTGTATATGACGCCGGATGTGCGTTATGTGCGCGAGGCGATGTTTCAGACGGCCTGCCACGGCGGTTTTGTGGCGGTGGTTGGTGAGAGCGGCGCGGGTAAATCCACACTGCGCGAAGACCTGCAAGACCGTATCAACCGCGAAGGCCGACAAATCATCCTCATCGAGCCTTATGTCTTGGCGATGGAGGACAACGACCAAAAAGGCAAAACGCTTAAGGCGGTACATATTGCCGAAGCCATTTTGGAGGCGGTGTCGCCGGGAACCAGCCCGAAACGCAGCCCGGAAGCACGTTTCCGCCAAATCCACCGCGCTTTGTCGGAAAGCGCGAAAGCAGGCAACAAACACCTGCTTCTGATTGAGGAGGCGCACGGTCTGCCGCTGCCGACCCTGAAACATCTGAAACGCTTTTTTGAGCTGAAAAACGGGTTTGAACGCCTGCTCGGGATTGTCTTAATCGGTCAGACGGAGTTGGCGCAAAAACTCAGCGAAAATAATCCTGCGGTGCGCGAGGTGGTGCAGCGATGCGAGGTGGTCACACTCTTGCCGCTGACCGACGGAAAGTTGGAAGGCTATCTCAAGCACAAGTTTGCCCGCGTCAATGCGGACATGGCGAAGATTTTCGACCAGAGCGCGATTGATGCTGTTGCCGAGCGTCTGACAGTCAAAAGCCGCACGAGCAAGGGATTGGAAACCAACAGCCTGCTCTATCCGCTGGCGGTCAACAACTTGGTGGCGGCAGCGATGAATCAGGCGGCGGAGCTTGGTTTTGAGATGGTTGACGGCGATGTAGTACGGGGGGTGTGAGATGGATAACAAATTCGGAAAATTTATTGAACCCAATCACTTGCTACTTAGAAAAGAGGTAGCTACCGGGAAGGTCGGCAGCATGGAATACACGATGGAAATCTCTTCGACATGTGAGCCGATGGTCGTCAGTAAAGTTACTGGGAAGCGGTTTGTATTGACTTGGCAGGACATAGTGGATTTAGCCGTTCTGGCCGGTATCAACGAATCTGAAGAGTCTGAATAATAAAGGGGAAATCATGAAAAAAGATGAAATCGAATTTGCCATTGTAATTGTGCTGCTGTCCATCGTCGTGGCCATACAGGCAATGCTGACCGAGCCTTGCCGCCAAAAACAGCCTATGCAGATCAACGTCTATGACAGGGGGCAGTACAAATGAGGGGTTTATGGATACTAACCGCCATGCTTGCCGCCTGCCAGCCGGTCGCGGCAACGGCAGAACAAAGGGATGCTCTTGAAGCCGATAAAAACTGGGAAGCAGTTTACGGCGGGATGAGCGAGACAGACAAAATAACAGGCGTGGTCTTGGAGCCCGCGGGAGCAGAAAAATGAACAGGGATTACAGCAAAATAAAAGTATCGGTTTGGCGGGAGAAAGGCGGTCATCTTGCCGCCGAGCTGACAACGGTATCGGGTCAGTTTGTGATGATGTATGTGTCGTCACAATTATCGGATGAAGTTGAGGATGTGGTTCAGACGGCATTGCGGTGCTTGAGCCGTAAGGATTTGGAGGCGGTGCGATGACAATTTATCTAAATATTGCCCGCGACGGCATTATCAAGATTACTCAGGATGCTGCTTTAGGTAACCAAGAAGGCGATACAGATTACCTGAGTAAAGAGCTGAATGAGGGCTGTACGCTTGAAGAAGTTTATGCGGTTGTCGCCGCAAATACATCTTGGAAAAACGGGTTGTTTTATTTCCCTCCGGTGGATGTAGAAGATGGAGATCGGGCATGTGATGCAGCTATTGATTTTTCCGACTTGGTTTACTGCAGCCTTAAAAGTCTGATGGAGGCGAGAACATGAAAGTACGCTGCCCTACCTGCGGTGCGGTGATGAGCTTGGATGTATTAATCGCCCATGACGATGCCCGCGAAGCCCTGATTGCCCTGACCGGCATTTCAGACGACCTTTTTAAGGCGGTATTGCGGTATCTGACGCTTTTTCGCCCCGCCGAAAAGGATTTAAGTTTTAACCGTGTTTCAAAGCTTGTCGGCGAGATTGCGCCGATGATACGGGACGGCAAGATTGTCCGTAACCGTAAAACTTACCCGGCCCCGCGTGAGGCTTGGATTTGGGCGGCAACACGATGCCTTGAGGCACGGGATGCGGGAAAGCTGACACCGCCGCTGACCAGCCACGGTTATTTATTGGAAAACATCACGTTTTGGTCGCCCGAGAAGACGGCGGGAATTGCGGTTTTACCCTCTCAACAGCCCCCTCCCCCCCGCGCCGGACGCCCCGTCTCCGGGCTGCCGGCCGGCCGCGTCGTCGTCTCCCCGCTGCGCGAGACCACGCGCGAGGCCCTGCTCCTGGTGTGCGACACCTGCCGCACCCAACTGCCCGCCGCCATCGCCACGGGGCTGGCCAGTAGGGCAAAGGCGGCGAGCAGGGCGGTATAGTGTTGTGTTTTCATAATTCGGTTTCCTTATGATGCGGCCGGTCGGGCCGGTGCGGCACTTTACTGCAAATTGTGTATAAAGGCAGCAGGTTTACGCAAATTTGTGCAGAGCCGGGCGTAGGGCTTGGGTGTTGGCGCGGGGGTCGGCCAATACGTCGCCGCCGAGCAGGCATTCCATC